CCTTTGAGAATACCAGCATTTGGTGTTTCAAAAAATGTACAACCAATTGAGATTTTATATGTAAAACCTTATGAAGCTGGAATGTATTATTATAGTACACCAGACTATGTTTCTGGAATTAGCTTTAGTGAGATTGAAGAAGAAATTGCATCCTTTCACGTTAACAATATTAAAAATAGTTTCGCACCAGCATCATTAATAAATTTCAATAACGGAGTGCCAGACGAAGAAGCACAAACATTAATTGAAAACAAAATTGTTTCTAAATTTCAAGGAACAAACTCTGCTGGAAAACTAATAATTGCTTTTAACGATTCAAAAGAATCACAAGCGGATATCACACCAGTTCAAATATCTGATGCTCATAATCAATACGAATTTATTTCAAGTGAAGCACAGAGTAAGATAATGATGTCGCATAGGATTGTTTCTCCTATGCTTTTAGGTATTAAAGATAATACTGGATTTGGTAATAATGCAGAGGAATTAAAGAACGCTTCCATATTAATGCAAAACATCGTTATAAACCCATTTCAAGAACTTTTAATCGATGCCCTTGACAAAATACTTGCTTTTAATGGTATTGCTTTAAACCTATACTTTAAGACCTTACAGCCTTTACAATTTATGGATTTAGAGAATGTTAAAGATGCTGAAACAAGAGAGGAAGAAACTGGTATTAAAATGAGTAAGGTTTTTAACGATTTAGAAGAATTTGGAGAAGATGAGGACTTGGAGGAATGGGAATTAATTGACGAAAGAAAGGTTGATTACGATTCAGAAGATGAGTTAGACGAACAAATAAAAAAATTAAACGAAAAGAATCCAAGTCTTTTATCAAAAATATGGAACTTTGCAACAACTGGTACTGCAAGACCAAATGCAAAAAGTACTCAAGACGGAAAAGAACCAACTTTCGGATTACAATACAAAGTAAGGTATCAATATGCACCATTAAAGGCATCTGATAATAGTAGGGAATTTTGTAAGAAAATGGTAAAAGCAAAAAAAATATATCGCAAAGAAGATATACAACAAATGAGCCAAAGAGCGGTTAATGCTGGATGGGGTTTAAATGGTGCTAGTACCTATGATATTTGGTTATATAAAGGCGGTGGCGATTGTCATCATTTTTGGATGCGAAAAACTTACATTGCAAAAGGTTCAAGATTAAAACCAGATGTTGGTAATCCAAAAGCAGAAATAAGTGTAAACAAGGCAAGAAAAGCTGGTATAAAACTACCAGTAAATGAAAAAGAGGTTGCAATGCGACCAACTGATATGAAAGACAACGGATTTGTAAACAAGAAAAGATAATATGGCAACAGCATTATTTATAAGTAGAACGGATTTAGTAAAGAATTCTGTTATTGATGGAAACACCGATACAGATTCATTTATTCAGTTCATTAAGATTGCACAAGAGATACACATACAAAACTATTTAGGTACTAAATTGTATGATAAAATTTCTGCTGATATTATAGCAGATACATTAACTGGCGATTATTTAGAACTTGTAACGGATTACATTCAACCGATGTTGATACACTATGCTTTAGTTGATTTCTTACCATTTTGTGCATATTCTGTGAAATCGGGGGGTATTTTCAAACATCGTTCTGAAAACGCTGAAACAGTTTCAAAAGATGAGGTTGATTATTTGGTACAAAAAGAAAGAGAATTTGCAGAATATTACACAAGACGATTTGTAGATTTCATTTGTTTTGATAGTTCAAAGTTCCCAGAGTATTTAGACAATCAAGATTCTGATGTGTATCCAGATAAAAATGTAAGTGGTTCAAATTGGGTACTATAATGAAAGGATATAAACCGAAACAAATAAACATTGTTAAATTGGAAAAGTATTTAACTAAAAAAGAAAAAGATGGCAAACGAAATATACAATAGCACTTGGTTTGGTAATACAATAGATACTGCATCTTCTATTGGTACATCAACAGAGATGATACAAGGGCAGTTCAATATGAATGATAGGCAAGAAGTTGAAGCAAAAAAATGTTTGGCTGATGCAATACATACAATAGGAATACAAGATACACAAAATTAAAAACAATGGCAAAACCAACATTAGCATTAATACCATCTGCTCAAGGAAGCAAATTTTATTCCGTACTACCATCAAACGGTGTAGGGGATTTTGACTTTACAAGAAGTGGTTCGGCAACAAGAATAAATAAAGACGGATTAATAGAAACAGTTTCAAATGGTGTTTCAAGATTAAACTACCCTTTAGTTGATGGGGTTGTAAATGGTTGCCCAAGTCATTTGTTAGAACCGTCAAGACAAAATTTAGTTAGATGGAATAATGATTTAACAAATGCAAATTGGACAACTGGAAACATAAGTAAAGTTGCAAACGATACAATATCTCCAAATGGTACTTTAGACGCGAGTAAAGTTATTGCTACTATTAATAACAATAGTCATTATTTTCAACAACAATTTAATATAGGTGAGAACAATGTTACTATTTCGGCTTATGTTAAAAATATAGATGCTAATTATATACAAGTAACAAATGCTGGAAATGCTTTGGCTTTTACAAATTTTGATATTCAAAACGGAACGGTTGGTACAAGTGGTTCGGCTATGTCAAACCAAAAAATAGAAAAATTACCAAATGATTGGTATCGTATTTCTGTTACAGTTGATAATACTGGTTTTCCTATTACTTATATGCGTTTTTATATGGTTACTTCAGCTTCTTCGGTTTTCAACGAATTTTGGCTACCAACAAGTGCAGTTTCTTTAAATGTTTGGGGTGTTCAATGTGAGATTGGAGAATTTGAAACGTCTGTAATTACAACTACAACGGCAGCCGTCACTCGTTCAGCTGAAACTGCTAATGGTTCTGGAGATGCAGCTACTTTTAATGATAGTGAGGGTGTTTTGATGGCGGAAATAAGTGCTTTGGATAATACAGATACTTCAAATAGATTTATTTCTATACTAAATGGTACAGATATAAACAATGGTTTTTATATGTTCTATGGTGGTGCAACAAATAGAATAAGATTTCAATACAAAACATCTTCTGGTGACTTCAATTTTGTTACTACTAATTATAATACTGAAGATATTAATAAAATAGCTTTTAAATATAAATCTAATGATATATCTGTATGGGTTAATGGTTTTGAAGTTTCAACTGATACGACAATTTCAGATACTCCAACTGGATTAGATAACCTTGCATTTAATAGGTCTGGTACTGATAATTTCTACGGAAACACCAAACAAATACAATACTTTGATACCGCTTTAACAGACCAAGAATTGCAAACACTAACAACAATATAATGAATATAGGAAAATATAAATTCGACAGTAAAGAAGCAGCACTTAAAAAGACTAATTCTTTAGGAACTGCAACAGATGAGGACGGAAACGAATATCCAACACATAAACACACAATCGTTCATTTAGGTAATATCGTTTTAGAACAAGCGGTAATTGGCGAAGATGGAGAAGTAGAAACGGAAGCAGTACTATCGGAAGATTGGCACGTTGATGTTTTATGGAATGGATTAGAACCTAACGAAGATGGAACAATTGACCATCCGTATGGTTGGAAGTCAAAAAGTGTTAATATTGATGGAGATGGTGTACACGCTTTCTTTGGATTAAGCTACGATGCTTTAAAATTCTAAATTTTGACAATGCAAGATATAAAAATAGCAGCAATTAATCTACTAACGTTTACCGTTAGTTTTTCAAATATTGAACAATGGCTAAAAATATCGTTATTAGTTGTTTCTATTGTTTATACTGTATTGAAAATATTTAAACTAAAAGAACCAAATGAAGCTGACAAATAACTTTAGTAAATCAGAATTTGATTGTTCTTGCGGATGTGATATGCCTTTAAAGGTTTTGCATAATGTACAGAAGTTAGCAAACCAATTACAAGCACTACGAAACGTTGTCGGTAGTCCAATCAAAATAAATAGTGGATATAGATGTACAAATTATAATGATAATGTCGTAAAAGGGTCTAAAAATAGCCAACACAAGCTTGGTAAGGCTGCGGATATTGTTATTAATGAAATGACACCTCAAGAAACATTTGAATTGGTTGATTTGTTAATTAACGAGGGTGAGTTGTTGCAAGGCGGTTTGTCTGCATACGCTACATTTACACACTACGATATAAGAAAAACAAAAGCACGTTGGTAATGGAGATAAATTTAATCTTATTAGTGCCAGACGCAATGATGGTTGGATGGCAATATTACAGACCAGATGATAACTTTAACTATTCAGAGGTAAATATATTTTTATTCTTTGGACAGTTACAAATAAGATGGAATAAAGATGAATAAAATATTAAGTTGGTTTACTGGTGGTGTTGTTAAAGAAGTTGGTAATGTTATTGACAAACTATTTACTTCCGAAGAAGAGCGTTTAAAAGCCAAGAATGAGGTGTTTAAGGTTTTACAAGAACAACAGTTAGAATTACAGAAGCTACAAACAGAAATCGTATTAGCTGAAGCAAATGGTAATTGGATGCAAAGAAGCTGGCGACCAATACTTATGTTAGCTTTTGGTTTTATTGTTATTTATGTAAAGTTTATTGCACCTTTGTTTAGTTTACCTATTCCGCCTTTGGAAAATGAGTTTTGGGATTTACTACAATTGGGTATCGGTGGGTATGTAGTTGGTAGAAGTGCTGAAAAGATAGCTGGTAATATTACAGTAAATAAAAAATAATTAACTTTTTGTTTTTTATTCCAGATAAAAATATATAACTTTGTAATTTATTAATTAGTTACTGTTTTATAGTAAAATATTAATATAAAAAAAAATAAAGAAATATAGCTATAATAAAATAAATATAAGTGTTCGGAGTGTTATCTAAAAAAAAAGGTATATATCTTAAACTTTATAGCTAAATATTTTTGTTTTTGTTTATAAGTACATTTATTAAAACACATATTTATTTGTATATTTGAACAAGAAAATATCTTAACTGTTTTTCTTTTCATCTTATTTTGTTTTTAGATTACTATCATTAAAAGGGTTCAACAATAAGTTGAGCCTTTTTTTTTGCTTTTA